AGGCCGATGTGTCGTTTTGGTACCTGTATTTGCATATCCAGGCCAATTGGGACGCCCTCTCTGTTATAGCACTAAGAACGGGCTCCCGCCTCTGTTTATAGGCTGCAATATTCCAATCCGGTGATCCCGTGACTCTTAGAGTTATCGGCGAATACGAACCAGTTTTTGCGGGTCTCCCGACCAATTGTTGAGTGTCGTCGTTATCGTCCAATATTTTCTGCATTTCACCTTGAACTGGCAAGGTGGACGAAACAACCACAGCTCCGTCATCGTTTTTGTATTGTGCCCCATACTCGTATTCTGTCTCGATATATGCATCGATTAGTGGGCCAGAAAGGTCCCGGCACTCTATCGATATCTCCTCGGTCCCTCCGAAGTCTATCTGATTTATAGATCCCTTGAAGACGCTCATGTAGTCGCTGCTGTCCGGTGATATCAGGTGTGGCGTCATCGCTGAGAACACTTCTATACCTGCACGAGACCTAAGAAGCTCGGAATATGAAAGAACGTCCAATTTGTCAGAAAAGTTAACAGGGCTGTCCGTCTTAAGCGGTGCCATTGACTTTTTTCTTTTTGATCGCTTTAAAGATATGGTCGCGAGACCTGTAACCTGGTCGGTCTCGTCTCCGTAAGATATACCAGAAATCCAATCCTCATCAAGAAAGTCTTCAAGCTTTTGGGCAGAAGAATTCTGATCTTCTATTTCAACAGAAAAGCTTCGCGCCACGTTAAAACTGTCAAGCTTGCCTCGCCTAAAGTCGCCTCGTATTTCTTCATCCGTCAGAGGTCTGTCCCAAAAATAAAGGCCAGAGCATAGCATGTCCGTATTTGAGACATCCGATGAACCGCTAACCACGCCACCTATGTTAAAACCCGCGAGACTTCCTCCCGTAGGCTTTCCTTCTCCTGGGCTAAAGTAACCCTGAACCCCATTAACTATTATCTCCAGATCTCTATTCGCCCCGGCCTCTGTGGACCTTATAAGTAAATAGTACCACTCGTCTTCTTTTAGGTATATGTCTGTTGATCGTTGCGTGAACGTACCACCAGACCTCCATGATGTACGAACCTGCCCACTGTTGAGAACAAAAATACCGGCCTGCCCCTGGTATGCCGCTGTCCCCTGTTGCGTGTTGTCTCCCCATACCGCGAAAAGATAACCGCTAGAAGAGGGCATATTAGTTATCTTAACCCATCCCCCAAAAGTGAAGTCCCCGGAGTTTGTTGCTGCGCCGGTATTAGAATTCCCGTTTGCGTATGATGTGCTATTTGAATAAGAATTGGCTTTCCCGACTATGCCGTTAACCTGGGTTATCGTGCCGGTGTGTGTTTGCATGTTGTAAGTGGTGGAAGAAGAAAACTGCCAGCACGCACTATTCGTGTTTGAGTCCGTATCGAGGTGAAAGTGCCTATTCGATACAGATTTGTAATGTATTTTTGGGTGTACGCCTCTATCATTCTCGTAATATCTTCTCATTTAAATCTCCGAAAATTCAACACTAAGGCTCACCAGATCGCCGTTCGGCCCCATGCCGTCGTGCGTAATATTTACCACCCCAGAGGAGCACTCTACCTTTCCGTTCAGCTTCCCGCCAGAAACTATTACGCCCGTTCCGGGTTGATAGTAATCAGAAAAAAGCCTGGCGGCGTGATTGCTTGTTATGTAATTATCGCAAAGGGTGAAATAGTGTATCTGCATATTCGCGAGAACCGATCCTGCCACGTTGAAACCGGTACCAACCTTGTTTATGTAAGGGGCCACCCCATCCACCCTAATTCCGTTCACGAAGTGCCAGTCTCTGTCCGTCACGCAATAGTGATCCCAGCTAGAATCGTCACCGACATTGCCCGATCTGTATCTTGCGAAATTTATTGACCATTGGTCTTTAAATCCGACGTCAAAAGTAGTGGAGGTTGTCACAAGATAACCGGTACCGAATGGCGTAGTTATGCCGAGACCTGCGGTGTTATAAGTTGATCCTAGTTCTGGCATGATGCCGCCGTCCGAATAGATGGCTCCGTCGAAGTCCCATCCATCATTAAGCCCAGAGAAAAGGTTACTGATCGTATCTGCGTCTTCTTTTTTTATATGTGATATGGCGAGTGACCATCTTCGTTTTATCTGTGATGATTCTTTTTTTTGTGTCCCATCTATCGACAGGCCCCGCGACGAAGTGGGGGCATATACAACTTTAAGGGAGGCATCCTTTGCCGGCACTGTCCACCCGTTAACCTTGATCGATGACATCATCGCCCCCTCTGATCGTTAAAGACATTGTTACGAATCCGGTTTTCTCTGACTCGGATATTTCATCAACGGATATGTGGCAGTTCTTTGCTTCGCCATCGAATAGCCTACCTGTTACCGCAACCAGGGGGGCGGGGCCGTACCGGTTTTTGTCATAACTATACTCTGCAAAAAAAACATCATCTAACCTATAAGGGAAGATAACAAGGTTGCAGAGATCATCAAGTACCGTGAAATTCAGGTTAACCTCTCCAGCCGAGTGAGTAGCTATTACTCCGGTCGCGGTTGTGTTGTCGTTATCAAGAAAGAACGGTTTACCGCCAAGGTTTCCAAATACTGTCCAGTCGTCTGATTGAATATCATATGCAACATTGCCGCCGACGACGGTTGATCCGTTCGTATTGTACGGGGTCGATGCGTCAGGGTCCACAACACATGACGACATAAGGTAAGAAGACGGCCTTATACCGGTAGATCCCTCGTTGCCGTTCGAGAAGTCTATATGATGATACTGGCCTTCACATATCTTTCTCAGTTGCTCGGCTATGTTTTCTCTCATTAATGATGTTTTAAGGTTGTAAACCTTTCTTCGGTTCCGAACACCGTCGAACATTATCCCGCCAACAGACCTGGTATAGCTTCCGATGTATTCGAAGGTCTCTGTGAGGCTTCCAATTTCCACCGGTACCACATGCCCGTTAACCTTTAAAAATCTTTCCATATACATTAGTTACCATTATTGTTTGATCTAGTCGATAAAGGATTACCGAAAACTAGGCTAGACCTTCTTTCCGACTCCGCCTGTATCTGGGCTCTCATTTCAGAAGGGTTGTTAGCAACAACCGTTATCTGGTCTATATTAAACCCGCCGTTTAGCTGGTTGGCCCCTGAAACGTTGAAAGATGAACTGCCAGATATGTTGTCGTTAGGTATGTTAAACGCGAAAGCACTCGCGGCCCTCTCAAGCGCTCCGGCTGCATCAATAAGCAACAGGCCGCTGCGGTCAAGGTTGGTCTCTGCATCTACGTTATCGAACGCTGGATCTTCAAAATCTATTGCGGATATTCTGGCCTGAGCGACCTTAAAGCCCTGCGGTATGTTTGATAGGGTCTCGCTGATTTTCTTTGTGCTGTCAGCTATCGCCTCTTCGTCTTTAAGCTGCTCCTTTAGCGCGTCTATTTGCTCTTGCTCCAGCTGCAAGCTCTCAAGGAACGCTTGTTTTTCTTCCTCTGTCGCGCCTTCAAGTTGCTCCGAAAACCTCCTAACGAGACTCCCTATTTGCTCATCGTCGAATGCGTCGAAAGATCTAAGCACATCCGAAAGCTGGGCCTTTATGTCTCCGTCGATTCCGTCAAGGGACGATGATATGCCTGTAAGCTCCGAGAACAATTCCGAGAAGTCTATGTCTCCTATGCTCCCGTCACCAAATATTTCTGTTATCTTTGACCCGGCTATCCCAAGTGACTCAAGAAAACCCGAAAAGAAACCGCCCTCACTTCCAGATCCGAATATGCCGTTACCACCACCGCTCGCGAACGCCCCAATTATCTCTTTTGCCACGGTGTCGAAAGTCTTTTTGGCGGAGTCATCCACCCCGACCGAGGCTGCAAGGTTTGCCCTAGACCTTCTGGCCTGTGCTCGCTCTGCCGCCTCGCGCCTTTCCTCTCTTAACCGGTCCGATCGAGCCTGCCTTTCGTCGGATATAGCCTCCTTAAGTTCTTCTAGGGATTTTCCTGTAGGATCGACACCGAGCTGTCTAGCTTTCGCAAGTGACGCCCCGAACTTTTTAAATTCTTCTTCAAGCTTCTTTCTTTCTGCGCTGTCGAATCCGTCCGATCCATCAACATCTGAAAGATCGGCCCCGGTACCAGAAAGGGTGTCTTCTATCCCCTGGGCCCTGTTTTGCTGACTCCTTCTCTTTCTTGCGTCAGCCTCGGCCTTTGCTTTGGCTTTCGCTCGGTCGGCTGCTGAGGTTGAATCATCTGACCCGCCACCTAGGGCTTTCTTGAAGAACCCACCTATTGATTTTGCGCCGTCCGAGATGGCCTTGCCGATCTTCTTAACCGGCTTTGATATGAAGTCCCCAACGCCCTTGAGTTTGTTTGCGAGCCCAGCCAGAAGGTCGGCTACAAACTTTACTGGTTTAGCCAACAGGTTAAGGGCCGCTCCGACTATCTCTGCTGCTACTTTAAGCTTAAGCATGACCGGGTTAAATTGGATAAAAAGCTCAAGGAGCGGCATGAGGGCGGTAACTATTTCGCTAACAACCTCAAGCATGGGCTCGAGCGCCTTAACTATTGGATCAAGAACGGCATTGAAAGGCTCGAGTACGGTAGATATTAAATCGCCTACTACGTCACCTATCAGCTGCAAGGCTGGACCAAGAACCGTATTTATTATGTCTGTAACCGGCTTAATCACCGCAGTGAGCACATCAAAAACGCCAGCCAGCGAACTAAGTACAGGCGAAAGTATGGAGGTAACAATGCTCACTACGCCCCCAATCGCAACCCCGAGAGTCTCGATAATAGGTGCCAGGAAGCTGGATATAGATCCAACAAGATCTGTTATGGGCGATATGAGCTCAATTATCGGCGATATGATATCAGATATGGCCCCGCCAAGGGCCTCCATGACCGGACCCAGGGCCTCAACGATACCGGCAAGCCCCTCGATTATTGGGGCTATCACGTCACCCACAACCGCCAAAGAGGAGGTCAAAGTGTCCGATATGGCAACCTTCAATATGTTCATCGCATCTATAACTGGCTGCATCGCAGACACGGTATCGATTATGATATCAGCAAGAACCTTGAGGGCACTTGTAGCGAGGAACGTGGTCACACCGGTTAGTGCTTGCTGGCTGTCTATCAGCCCTGTGGTAGAGTCTGTGGCCTTATCTATCTCGTTTGATACCTTGTCGAGCCCAAGGGCGCTGGCTGCGCTTGATATCTTTTTCGACCTGTCGCTGTTATCGCGAACGGTTTGTCTCTCTATCGCGGCCTGGATTTTTAGTTCTTTTCCTGCCTCTATGTCTTTTACGAATTCGTTGTATTGTGACTGGTCTATCACGCCATCGACAAGGAGCTCTCGGCCCTCGTCGGTTATTTCGTTTACGTCGTCCTGTATAGACCTTACGTCGCTCTGAAACTCGGTAAGATTTACTTCTGGCCTTATGCTGCTTATTTTCTGGGCGAAGTCAGAAACCTGCT